AAGGTTTAATAATATATCCAATGATGTTTATATTTTTTATAAATGGCTTGATGTTTATTTGTTGGGCTTTTCAAAAGGAAATTGCCAAAGTTTTTAAATAATAATTAATTAAGGAATATAAAAATGAATTTTAGATTAATAAATGATATTACAGAGTATCAAGATTTAAAAAATCAATTAAATGTAATGAAAGATAATTTACATCTTTTTCAAGAAGATGAAGAATTTAATTTATGTTATCAGTTGATAAAATCTTCATTAACATTTTATAAAACTAAATATGAAAATAATGAAGGGACTATAAAAAAATGAAAACTTATAATGGTCATAGAAGTAAAAACGCCTGGAATGTTTCACTACATTTAAACAATGATGAAGATTTATATGCAGAAATAAAAAAAAGTTTAGAAAAAAATGGTTTGCAAAAAACTATTGATATGATTGTTTTTGCGCTTGAAGGAGTAAAAACTCCGGATGGATATATATATAATAAAAAATCTATTAAAGAAGCAATAGAAGGTATGGTTGAATGATTATATGATTATATGATTATATGATTATATGATAGAAAAAAGGGCGCTATGGTTAAGCGCCCTTTTTTTTTAGTCTAATAAAACCATGTATTGCTCGGGAAAATGTTTTCTAAACCAGTCCAGGGCTTTATTATAATGTTTATAATTTCCGGTCATTTGGCAGCCGTTTATAAAATCATAAACAGAAGCTGCAAATTGCGGCACCTGGGCAGGTTCACCAGAAAAAATATTTTTAATGGTTACCATTGACAAAGGTTTCTTTGAATAGTCCAGGTCATCGAATGGTAATTTAATTTCTTTATTATTGTATGTAATAATGTTTGACATTTTTTTCCTTTCGTTAAGTTATTATTATGTCACTTATTATAATATAATATAATAAGATAATGTCAAGCACTTTTTTTTAATTTTTTAGTTTTTCGAGTTCTATTCTAACTTCATCAGCTATTTGGTCGCAACCAACAAAAGATTCAATAGTTTCCTGGGCCACGTCAATACAATCATCAACGGCGCAATTATGCCAGAATTTCTCTTTTTGTTTTAACTTTATATTCATTTTAAGGCCTTGTTTTTATGGTTAGTATTATATATTGGGTAAAATTTACCACCTTTAACGTAATTGTGTAATGATGATAATATGTCATTATAGTATTTATCATCTTTATATATATCTAAATCTAAATCATGCATAAGATTTTCAATTACATACTTATATCCGTCTTTATCTAATTCCATATTATAAAAACCTTCATAATATTTTATATATCTTTTTACATCTGATATTTTAATTTTTAAATATTTACTCATTTTTTTTCCTTTCGTTTTTGGTTAATATAATATGATAATAAGATATGATAATATGATAATCAAGCTTTATTTAAAAAAGCTATGATTAAATAAATAACTACTAATATTTTCACTATGATTATCATGTTAACCCTGGTTTATTTTTTTAAAAAACTTTTCACAATTTTTTAAATATGATTGAGTCAAGGTCCTATGGTCACAAGTAAAATAATTTAATAAATTATTGCGCTTCGATATGATTTTTTTCATTTTATATATTCCTTTGTTAATCTCAAAAGTTTTAATTGTGATTGAGTCAAATTTTTATTTCCATTTAATCTTTTAAAACTATTTGGATTTAATAATTGATTATCTTTATTTCTATACATTAATATTTTTTTCATTTTATATATTCTATGATTTGATTAATATTATTATGTTTGTAACAAATTAAACATTGTTTACATTTTGAAAAACAATTAATCTTTTTTTCTGTGAAATTTTTTGTTACATTGTTAAAAGTTTTATCAAAATATCGAGGCAATACTTCAATTGGTTTATCTAGTTGACTATTAGAAAAAATTAAAATTAAGTTTTTTGGTTTATTGATTGTTTTAAAAACTTTGTTAATAATATCTTTTCTTTTAGTCCATAAAGTAAAAGTGCAATGTTCGTTTTTGTTAGTGATATTTATTAAATTAATTAAATGAGTATTATTAATTAATTCACCATGACTTGAAAATCTAAAAAATGCATCTAATATTGAAGGCAATAATTCATTTTGAATAATAACATTACTTAATAAATTACTGTTATGCTCCCATGAGGGAATACAATTTTTTCTCATTGTTTTCAACATATTGACCGAATAACAACTATTACAAATTGAATTTTTGTTTTTATTTTGTTTAATGCAAAATGAATTACTCAAAGTATTTGTATTAATAGAGCGAATTTCTGCAAGTTTTCCAGATCCTTGAGAAATATTGATTCCAGTATAATTAACCATTTTATTTTTACCTTTCGTTAGTTCTCTTATAATATCCCATGTTATATAGGAGATGTCAATACATAAAATATTTTTTTTAAATGCCTGGAAACACCTGGCGAAATTTACAAATTTTTAAGTAAAGCTTTAAACAGCTCCGATATAGATGAAGCGATCGTTTTTTGATTAAAAGATATTGAAGCAAGAATCTCGAATCTTGGTTCAAGAATATGGTTGCTTGTGATATGATTGCGAATATGATTGTGAGTATGATTGTCAGTATGATTGCGAGTATGATTGTCAGTATGATTGCGAATATGATTGCTCGAAATATGGTTCTGGACTCTGAGAAGTTTGAGTTCTCGTTGCTTGGTACACGAATGCAAGATAAAAACTTTCCCTCCACATTTTTGTCGTTTTAAATGCCAATTAATTTGGAAGTTTGAAACTCCATAATTCTTGACTTGATTTGCTTTTAATTCTAACCAAAATTCCTTGCCTTCAATAAGACAGTTTACATCTGGAATGCCACGAATTGTGGCACTTTCAATTCTGCAAAAGTGCCACATTTTTTTTGGTTTTTGGAATAGGTTAATTTTACTCCAAAGTTGAGATTCATTCATTACAGTTTTATGTTTGAATTTTCCTCAATAATTAACTCAAGTTCTTCGTCAGAATGAAGAAAAATATTTAAATCTCTCTTTAATTTTGAGGCATTTAAAATAATTTCTATTTTATTTTCAAAATTAGATTCTAGGAGTCGTATGTTATTTATATGAGCAAGAATATCTCCCTCTTCTTTACTTTTTTCGTCCCAAAAATATTTATCAGACATTATTCTTCCTTTCTTTATATTGTTGATATCCTTTTTCTTCCAATTTATCCCATAATACTCCAAATCGTATTAACCAAGAATACTGATATGGGTGTTTTATTTGGTTAGTTAGGTACATTTCATCTGCACTTAAAATTTCAGTAAATTTTTCTTTTTCACACCATTTAATGTACAGTTTTGAGAGTAAATCTATTGTCATTTTATGCCTCCTCTATAAAAAGAAAACCACCACCATTACCCTCTTCATCTCGGCTAACAGATATTTTGATAGTTTCGTTACCTTTTTTCAGAATAAAAGTTGGAAAAGAATTGTCTTCATCCCCTTCTAATTTAAAACTCTTTATTGTAAATCCTTTTAATGGACTATAATATTTGTTTACAAATTTTTCATATGATGTCATTTTTTTTCTCCCTTCATATCATCTAAATTATTTAAATAAAAATCTGCTAGATGGTTTAAAGTAATAATAGCCTCTTCATGAGCAACTTTATTCATTTGTAATTGACCCAGTAAATCTTCAAGGTCTTCAATAAGTGCTATATTGTCATTATATTGTATCATCATTTAATCCTTTCGTTATTTGTTAATGATATAACTATATTATCAAACACAAAAAGCATGTCAATAAAAAAAACATCTTGACTCATGATTTATGGGAGGCTACTATCAACTGTAATATAATTTTAATTTTAACGAAAGGTAAATAAAATGAGATTTATAGTATCAAAACAAAAAGATATGGTAGTCACCATAAATAGTGTTGATGACCAAACAAAATATAATGTAGAAACTTTTGTGATTTCTAATATGTCTGGAGATACAATTTTAGTAGCCACTGATTCATTAGATGAAGTAATTACTTTTGTTAGAGAATATGACCTCCATGTAGAAACAGATAATTTAGAAGAAAAGGAAGTTGAGGGTTATAATGACTAAAACAAAAGTACAATATTCCCATTTTGAGGAATGCCTTTTTACAAATAAAGATTTAAAAACCAAATTAGCAATACCCATGTTTTGGGAAGACATTTCTTATGGAAATGATGTTTGTCCAAGTTTTGCTTATAAAGGATATCAAATTTGGATTGACCACCCAGATTTTGAGCAAAGAGAAAATGGATTAGATGTTAAAAGATTTCATGTAACACGAGAAAAAGATTATGGAGAAATTGATGTTCCACTCCTTGAAACTGATAATTTTGATATGGTTAAAAAATTAATTCAAATGTTAAACAAACAACCAAGGGAGTAAAAAAATGGAAAAATGTTTTAAAGTTTTAAATGAGGAAGGCAAGACTATGACACCTTGTGGAAATTGGTGGTATGATGAGTGGAGTGATAAATTTAATTATGATGAAATCAAAAGGTTACTCTGTTACGAAAATTACCAAGATACATTTTATACTGATACTGTAAACAATGCCTTTAGTGCCTTAAAAAGTCAAGAAAAAGGTTATTACTATATTGTAGAGTGTGAATCTGACGGCAGAGGAGATGTTGAACCCACTAACAAAACAACAAAATATTATTACAATGGAGAAAATAAAAATGAATAAAAAAATGAAAACTAAATTTATAAAAGAAGCAAAAAAAACTTTTGAAGACAAGAAAAAGAGGTCTATGAAAGTTGGAAATGTAAAAATAGATATAATCTCAATATGATTATATGATTATGTGATTATGGCTCAGACAAATCTTTTATTTTGTCTGGGCTTACATCTATGATTGAAGCAGAATCATTAATTTTTGTTTCTAATTCATTTAACCTTTTTTCTAATTGATCCCTTGACATTCCCTCTAATGTTGAGTGTGTTATTTCTTTTTTATCTACAAACATTCCAGCCATTTGACCAGACCTAAATTCGGCATTTATAGCTCCAGTATATTGACCTTTAACTTCTGCACCATTTCGCAATCGTTCAAATGTTTTAAATCGTCTTAATTTATCTTTTTCGTATTTTTCTGTCTCTTTTTGTAATTTTTTTTCTAAATATCTACAAACATGTGGATTTAAATCTGGATTTAACAACCTACTGGCGATTTCATATGGTTTACCATTTTTAGATTTATATCCAGCTTGCTCTGCTGCATCTACTTTTTTGATTTGACCCCAATTTGCGACTAAAATATCTACAAATTTTCTTTGTTGGGCAGTTAACTCAATAGTAGTTTTTAACGCATTTGGTTTTTTTCCCATTTTTCTATTTTACTCTATATACATTACTTACAAAATAAAAAAAATAAAAAAAAATGCAACATTTCAGTAAAAATTTTATAAAATATGATTATTTTCCTGTTTTTTAGGAATTTTTCCTAAAACTTTCCTAAAACTTTTTGCAATATTTCCTTGTTTTCTGCTTGTTTTCCTGGTTTTCCTAAAATATTGCTCTATTTTACCTTTTACTTTTTTTTTTAATTTGTAAGGAACAGTATACTAGGATTTTAGGAAAATGTCTTGTATGCAAATATATTTATGATATGATTATTGGGAGATATAAAATCTCACCTTTCGTTTAAAAGAAGGGTAGTGTGATTTATATAATTATGTTACCCTTTTTTATGACAATTTTCCAAATTCTTGAATTTTCGGCGGCGATTTCTGCAATTGTTTCAGTCTATTTTTATGGAAACAAAGTATGGTATGCACCATTAATTGGATTTGTTTCACAAATTATATGGATTAGTTGGTGTTATTCTATGAATCTATATTCAATGTTTATTTTATGTTGTGGTATGATATTTGTACATTATCGAAACATGATTAAATTTGATACTATACTAAAACTGAAACTACTACTGTTGAAACATAAGTTGTAGGAGTATTTTGGACCTCTTTTCTAAAATCATCTACTTTTTTTCGTTTAATTTTTCTATCAAATTTATCTTCTGCACTCAACATCATTTTGTATAAATTATCATATTTTTTCCACATAAGTTGTCGTTGATTAAACTTAACATCATGGTTTTTTAAAGCTTTAACATAACATTCCTTCATATCATCTGGATCTAATTTACCCCAGTAACAAACTAATTGAAATTCTTTTGAATGACCTATAATCCAGTTATGTGCAGATATTTTAAAAAGAGACATTTTTCTATCGGATAATTCAATCAATGTGTCATCAAATGCATTGACCACAACAGCTCTCCATAATTTTTGTTCACCATCAATTTCTTTATCTAAGATGCTTCTGGCAAATTTTAAGCCCATGACTTGAAGTAAATGTGGTGAGGTAGACATCAGTGAGCAAAATTTTTTACTAATTCTGATATTATCATTTTGTAATTTTTAAGTATTTTAAGAGGAGGTTTTTTCTGCGCTAAAAAATACATGTAATCAACATATAAACCTTCTATTAATTCATGTCTTTCATCAGAAGACATTTTGGTAGGATCTAAAAACACTGTTTCTTTTGTCTCTGTCACTTCTTCAATTATTTTTTTCCAATCAAATTTCTTTGCCATTTTTTCTATCATTTTTTAAAACCATCAATCACTTCAAACAATTTATGAGCCGTGGGCCGTGTACCAGGTTTCGTTTTTATAGAATCGGGGTGCTCGGCATATTCACTCATGTCTAAAAAAAGTGGATGTCCTAAATTAATTTCTAACATTAGGTCTACAATATCAACATAAGTTGTATGATCAAGATTCTCGGCTAATAATTTAAAAAGTTTTTCTATATTCTCCTGGTCAGACATAAATACTCCTTGAAAAAAGGTTTATTTTGATTCGTCATTCATGTCTCGTTGGTACTTAATATTTTTAGACTTATAGGTAGGCAGTTGACTATCGCAATTTGAACAAACAAGTCTTAGGTTATTAATCCTATTATCTTTATTATTACCATTGATGTGATCTAATACAAGAGAAAGTTTTTTTCCTTCCCAAACCCCTTTATTTTTACAAATAGAGCATTCATATTTAAAGTTAAATTCTTTAAGTAGACGTTCCTTGATGCGTGTTCGATTAGTGTAAGTAGAATTTTCTACAAACAAATCTTCATTAGAAATGCGATTATGTTTATTGTACCCCACGTCTTCCGGACCCTTTACATTGGTCACATGCGATCGTTTGTAAAATTTTTGGTTTTCGTATTCTTACACGTTTGGTAATAAAGTACCCATAACCTCTACAATGGCTGCAAGGTTCATAGATTTCATCTTCATCTCTTCTTACCATTTGTTTGTACTGTACAAAAACGACATGTCACCCCATTTTTTGTAGTATAACTACTTAAGTGATAGTCTACCTTACAATTTTTACAAGTAAACATGCCTGTCCAACAGTCTTTGGAGGACATTACTTGTTTTTCAACACAGTATAGTATTTAAGGTATTCTTTGGGCACTTTGACATAACTGCCAGAACTTGTTTTAGCTCTATGTCCTCTTTCATCACAGACGTAATGATCTTCGGTGATGTAAGTTAAAGTGGGTGTTAATGAATAAACCATACTTACACATACACTCTTGACTTCACTTCGTAAAGCAAAGATTTTTCTTTTAAAAATCGTGCAGAGATTTCTGCGATTAAAAGGTCGGCTTGTTGTGATGAAATTTTACCAGAATCATAGAATTCATAAATTTCATTTACAAAATAATGCATGGTATCTGCGCTAACATGTTTATGTTTTTTGATTCGTTTTTTGTATGCTTGTATCATTTTATTTCCTTTCGTTGTAAAGGTTGAAGTGGTTTGGGCATGGGTGTGGGCAAGTGTTCTCTCATATCGTTTATGAACTTTTCTTCTGCCGGATTTGGTTTTCGTTGAAATTTTTTTCGTGCAGTAAACGATTGACTATCAATACATATGTACCCAGAGATTATTTTTTCTCTATATTTATGACTTTGTTTTGCTTTTTTTAAAACATCGGCCGCATCCAAACAAGATGGAATGCGACCAATGTAAGCCTCTTCATAAGAGTTACCTCCTCCAATTAAGAGAAACAAAAACATGGATGTTTCTTTAATCATCGTTTTTCACACATTTTTGTTTAAAATAAACTTTTCCAAAAACAGTAATGGCAGGATCTTGAGGGGGTCGTGCCTCAATATTTACCCATTCACAATTCATGGTTTTTTCGGCATGTGCTTTTGCATGAAAAAAATCAATGTTTTTAACTGTCCATATGTTAAGGATGGCTCCTAAAATTAACGATTCTAACATTGGTTAGCTCCTTCTTTAAGTTTACAAAATATATATTTATGATTTTGAAAATGGACACAGTTTTGAACATGTATGGCTTTCATGGAATTACCACCATAATCAAATTCAGAATCCATTTCAATATTTAAATAGTTAGGCGCAGAGATATGAATACCTTTTTTGTAATCAGTATGCTCTAACGAATCATCTCTATACGATTGAGCATACTTTCGATCCTCACACACCAAAAGAAAAGGTGCCCATCTTTGATCAACCATTGACATGACCATTCATAAGTTTCTTTTTTAAAGCTTCAGGTTTAATCTTATCCTTTTCTGCTACATAATTTATATAATCGTTCAGTAATTTACCAATCATCGCTGCTGGCGCTCTATATTTAAGGTCACATAAACCTTTCAATAAGTGATAGTCTTCAATGCGAACTGCAACTGATTTCCATTTAGTAATATCCATAAGGATTGTCCTTTCTTGTTAAGTTATAATATATCATACAATCAGTTTACATGGGATATGTCAAGGGATATTGACAAAATCAAATTATTTTGTATCATGAACTACGAAAGGAGTAAAAAAATGGAACCATTAGTCGCACAAAAAATGCTTTTAGAATCGCAATGGAATGCAAGTTATACTACAACTGGCGTATATTCTATCGAGATGAAACATATTGAAAAAAAAATTGATGCTATTAAACAAGTTTTAATTTTAAAAGATATCAGTAAAGCAAAACAAATTAGGTAGCTTCTCCGAAGTCTTTGCCTAAAGCAATGTCTATTACACTTGGAACCTTCAGTTTCACGCAACCCTCCATCTCTCTCACGATTTTATCTACTTGCTCTTGACTCTCAATATTAAAACACAGTTCATCATGAATTTGTAATAAAGGAGTGAACCCTAACTCATGACACGAAACAACTGCTTGTTTTGTTTGATCGGCCGCAGATCCTTGAATCAATCGGTTTAATGCTTTGTAAGTAAAAGCCCGTTTTATATTATGTGAACCATATTTTGCAGAAGCATTCTCAAAAGTTTCTGGATTATAAATGCCAAAGTCTCTGGGTTGCCACATATTAAAACGACACTTACGTCCCAGTTTTGTTCTAATAATGCCTTCACTCTCAGCTTTTTTCATACACCGATCTGATAACAGTTTAACAAAAGGAACTTTTTGATTGTATTGATCAATTAAATTTTTAGCCTCCACAAACTCTAACCCTAACATATTTGCTAATTTATTTTTACCCATGCCATACATTAAACCTAATCCAATTGTCTTTGCTTGTTTTCTTTCAATACCACAAATGTCTGCAACAGTTTGGTGAAAATCTGCATCGGCATTTGCATAAGCTTCTACTAACTCTTGCGAACCTTGATACCCTTCTCCGATAGAAGCAGCATAGTGAACCACGAGCCGTGGTTCTTGTTGCGAGTAGTCAAAACTGCCCCACTTACATCCTTCTTCCGGTAAGAAGAGACCTCGAATCAATGGACCAAACTCTTTGTTTCTTGCCGGTAATTGTTGCAAGTTTGGACTAGACATAGACAAACGACCACTTACTGTTCCTCCAGAGTCTGAGCGCAATTGATTGATTTCGGCATGGATTCTACCTTTATGCGCAAATTTCATAATAGAATTTAAAAATGTGTTATGAAATTTATTGACCTCCCTTGCCTGGACAATCAACTTACTAATTTCATGAGGGTTATTACTCAACCAATTTTGAGTAAAACTAGGTTCTTGAGTTTTAATTGTTTTAGGATATTCAATATCTAATTTATCAAAAGCAAAACCAATTTGTCGAGCATTCCAAATATCAATGTCTTTGCCCACTAATTTTTTTATTTTTAATAAGATTGTTTTTTCTTTAGAAGAAAAATCTTTTTGTAAGATCGATGCTTTTTCTGTATCCACTCGAATACCTTTCATTCTCATTTTAATAAGTATAGGCAACAGTTTACTTTCTAAATCCCAAATAGTTTCTAAACTTTGAGAAGCAATTTCATGTTTAAAGCGTTGCCATAAAAGATACGTGAGCCGTGCATCTTGTTCTGCGTAATATCCCACATGTTCTGCCGGTAACATCCACATTTCTCCTTTTGGATCTACTCCATGCGCTTTAGCGGCTTCTCTTAAATCAGTTTCAGCTTTTAACTCTCCTAAATAATCCTTGGCTAAAGCATTCAACTTATAAGTATATCTATTCTCATCAATCAAAGCGCCTGCAATCATGGTATCAACAATCGAACCTTTAACATCTATTCCATAAGCTTGAAGCCATCCTACATCGTATTGAGCATTGTGAAATATTTTTGTGCAAGGTAGTTTACAAACATCATGCATGTAGTTTAAAACTTGTTCTTTAATTAAATTACCCCCTCCAAAATGACCGAAGGGATAATAACCCTCCCAACCTTCGGTAGCAACTGCAAACCCAATAATCTCTCCTTTTTTAGTAGCCCAACCTGCTCCTCGACCACTGTTAATCCCTTCATCTCTTGTTTCTAAATCAATTGCAATTTCTTTAGCCTCACGCAAATCTTTATACTCAATTGGCGCGGCCCAAATATTTTTTTTAAAATTAAAGTTTAATTGTAATGCTGTCATTTCTCTGCTTCTATTATAGCTAAACCAAATTCATAAACAACCTGGGGAACTATAGAGTTTCCAAGGGCTTTTATTCTGTGGACTCTATTTTTGTCCAAGTCGTAGGATATCCCATGAGGAAGCTCACGAAGTCTGCATTCAGCTTGCCACCATGTGTATTGTTCTTTAGAACTTGATTGGGTAATGTTTTGTCTCGATGGGGTCTCCAATTTGGATTGTAAGCTATATCCTTGTAGTCCCTTGCTCTTGGAGTGGGTAGCATCTCTGTCTCCAATTTGTTCACTACATCGTTTAGTTTTGCTCCGAATCGTGTCCCTGATTTCTTTCTCGTTACTGTCCAACCGCTTTTGTTTTGTTTCACTGTTTCCGGAGATGCCACTACATCCATTTGACAACTGACTGTCGGTGTTGGATACATTGTATGTGCCTCTTTCTGAACTGCATGTCGTAGAGCATAATGCAGATTGATCCCCTCTTTTTTCTTCTTCTCTGCTCTCTTCTCCCAATTCTCTATATCCTCTGCTGGATTGGTCGCTCCATCGTTGGTGTTGGGTGTTGGATACATTGCCATTGTCTGCGGAGTAGCCAATAATCCAAACTCTGTTTCTTTGGTGCCAAGCACCTTTGCCTGAAGCTGGAATAACGAAACATTGGACTTCGAAACCTTCACTTTCCAAGTCATTGTGCACCTGTCGGAGAACCATGCCGTTCTCGATGTTAATAATACCTTGCACATTTTCCCCAATAACCCACCTTGGTTTAACCTCGGAAATGACTCGAAACATTTCTGGCCAGAGATAGCGCTCGTCACTTGTTCCTTTTTGTTTTCCTGCTTGACTGAACCCTTGACATGGGAACCCTCCAGTAACGACATCTGCTTTAATTTCTTTTCCATTGATACTCCTTATATCTTCATATATTTTAATATTAGGAAAATTTTTTGCCAATACTTTTTGACAAAATTTATCCATCTCACAAAATCCAACAGTTTCAAAATGACCGGTAGATTCTAAACCATAACTGAAACCACCAATACCAGCAAACAAATCTAACACTTTAAGTTTCACTTGGATAATCTCTTTCTTTGATAAACTCTAGGTAATGAATTGCTTTATCAATATCTGCTGCTCCTTTGCCAGTAGGCTTATCATGCCTACATGTATATTTTATAACATTACCCTCTGCAAACAATAATTTATTTTCATTTATAAATTTAACAGGTTGTATTTTTAATAATTTGTAGTGTGCACTACCCTTTTTGTATAGGCTCATAGTTTTCCTTTATTTCATTAAATAATTGATCGTAAGAGAGTTTTGTTTTGTCTTCATCAAACTCTATTGTAAATAAGTATCGAGTCTCTGATAGGTTAACAACCATGTGATCCATTTGATTATTAAATAAATATCGAGCCCCTCGTATATATTTTAATTCAGTAAAAAAATGCGCTACTTCCTCACTATCTCTAAATAAACAATGACTGTCACCTAAATTATAGTCAATTAAATGATTAATACACACTCCACGCATAGAATCTTTATGCCAGTTATAAACAGTGTTTGGTGGTAGTCTTAATATACCTCCTGTAAAAGTATGCTCCTCATAAAGCCATTCATAAAAAGGATCTTTTGTAATTATGTTAGGAAACACACGAACTGCGTCAAAATTATAATATTTAATCCATTGTGTTTTAGGGTTTTTAATTATCTTTATAAACTTAGGTTCATAATAATCGTTAAAAGGTAATTTACAAAAATATTTATTCATGCGCTTTCCCTTAAGTAAGTAAAATAATCTTTGCCTATTGGATAATTGTATCTGTGGTCTGTACTCAATATATGCAAAGTATCCCTCGCTCTGGTAACTCCAGTATAGTATACCCTTTTTTCGTCAGACTGTTCAAGTGTGTTTTTGTGAGAAAAGGAGGCAGGCCAATTTGTTTTTGAATAAATTAAAACATTGTCGGCTTCACCACCTTTTACGGAATGAATAGTATCAATCACAATAGAAGGTATTTGATCTAAAGTTTTTTGACCATATCTTTGTAGTAAACGTGTAAAATAAACAGTTTGTTCTGGTTTAAAATTTCTTTTTAATATCTTCCACCAAGGCTCTCTTTGAAATTCATCTGTAACATCTAAACCCATCCATTCTTTCAACTCTTTAAAATTAAACATATCTTCTCTAGGAATATCTTGCCAAAATTTAGGAGTTCTAAATTTTAAATCCTTTAACTGCCTAATGTACCTATACATATTTTCAGCTTGATCCCTTGTAATTTTTTTGTTGTTGGCTAAAACAGTCCATGCTTTTATACTTTGCCATTGTTTAGAATCAAAAGATTTATTTCCTTTATTATCCGCATAATATAAACCCAAACTTTTTGCAGCCATTTTTAATTCAAGAACTGTAGAATGTACTCTACCTAAAAGATACCAAGAACCTTTTAACTTAGTAAAGGGAACTTCATTAAAGTTTAGATATCTTTTGACATATCCTTTCTTGTTTAAATACTCATAATCTTTTTTAACACTATCTAATATACCCCTTCTAATAATTTGAGAAAAGTGATGAATTTGTTTTCCAAACCTTCTTGTTTTTCTTAAAATAACTTTTCTACCCGGAAAGTAAGTTGTAAAATATTTTGGATCTGCCCCATTCCATTTGTAAATACCTTGATCATCATCCCCGGCTAAATAAATTCTTTTTACTTTATCTGACATTTTATAAATTACAGACCATTGTAATGGAGTAAAATCTTGAGCTTCATCTAAAATTAAAACCTCTAAAGACGGAAAGTCAACTTCGTTAATAGTTCTCTCAATCATGTCAGTAAAATCTATAAAAGAGTCTTTTTTGTAATGTTCATAAGTATCTATTTTTCGTAGGAAAATATCCATATTGTCTTTTTTGTAAGACTCTTGTTTATAAATAAGTTTTGGATCTTGCAACATGTTCCTAGCTTTGTCGTAGACACCTAAAGACCAATCTTTATATAAAAACCCATCTTCTGATAATCTACTATCAGAACCTTTAATAATTTTTGCTTGTAAGGCATAATCTAACATACAGTTCTTTGGATCAAAGACTTCTTCATCAAAGTATCTTCTACAATATTTGTGAAGGGTCTTGAACCGAGCAAAGTCATCCTCAGTGTATTGAGTAAAGGTAGCTAATGCTCTGTCCATTGCAGTATTAACAGCTTTATTTGTAAATGAAATAAAAGCAATATCTTTTGGATGAACTCCTTTTTTTAAGTACCCTTTTAAAACTCTTTCAATTAAAGTATAAGTTTTGCCTGTTCCTGGTGGACCAAAAATTTTAATTGTTTTGTGGTGTAGAACTTTTTGCTTTAAATTTTCCATGATAATCTTCATCCATTTCGCTTATTTCGTCTTTAGCTATAGTTTTTTTAATAGATTGATGGTTTACAAATTCTGGCATATCTACAAACCAAACATTCTTTTCACCCTCTTTATAATCTGCCCTTTCACATCCTAACATACGAAGCGCATCGGCAGTAGTATTGAAGGTCCGAGAGGCGTGTTTCTTTAAAAACCTATCTAAAGTCAATTTTTTAAAATAACATATATTACTCTTAGAATCTAAGACTACATACCCATCTTTTAACTTATCAAATTTATCTTGTTCAATATGCGATTCAAAAAAATCTTTTAAAACCATATAACGCTCTTCCTCAATAGTATCTACATATTGATGATCTTTTGATTCCTCGGCTTTTTCTACTATTGATTTCATTAATAGTTCAAAAGGACTTGGGCCTTTCCTTGGTTTAGGCAAGGTCAACCAATACAGTCTATGCTTTAATAGTCTTACCCTAAATGATTTTTCATCTTTCATGTCTTCTGGAGTTACTGTAATTCGAACTCCTTTGAAGTCAAACTCATACCACACATTTTTAGTATCTTGGATATAACTGATTTTATCAAAAGCGCTAATAATTTCTGGAACAGCTTCACCAATACCTAACCTTCTGGATTTACATAATTCTTTATTACAAATTGGATTATACTCTGGGTGTTTAGGAGGACACTGAAATTGATAGCCTCCTTTGTGAACTGATTTAGCTAATTGAATTACTTCATTATTATCCAAGGGTTTATTAAATATCTGGCGATTACGTTCTTTACCTACTTCTTCTAAATTCTGTACTGTCAATGTACTGTTTTTTTTCATTTCTAAAACAAGAACATTAAACAAAAAATTATTTCTATTGTTGCCGGACCAACCCTCTTGAATTAATTTTTGCACACATGGAGGGTAATGACTCCATTCACTTTCTGCCTCATACTCTTTGACCTTCAAACTAAAAAAATCTTTAGGTTTAATTTTTTTTTCTGCAGCTAATTCAATAAAACGACCGACCATAATTGGTGTATTGTTATTATCAAAACCAAATTCCATTGAAGCATTCATGTTGTGGTAAGGCATATTTACGGCTTTATTACACGGAAACAATTCTTGCGCTAAAAAATATTGTTCGTTTATCTCTGATAATTTTTTTAATACTTTTTCACATTCAGCTTTTTCTGTAAAAAAAACAAAAATATGCAACCCTCCAGATTTAGACTTTACTGGAATAAACGGCAGAGTATATTTATTAATTATCTCAACATATTTTTTTTCTGAATAATCTTTATAATTATTTGGATCTACATCAATACATGCCCACTTGCACATACCCTCTATTTCTGGGCGCAAACCTAATCTTAAACTTCCCTCTAAATGTTGTTTCCAAATGTCTGCATTCACAGATTCGTGCACAGTAACATAGTTGGCATTTCGTTTTCCTCTCTCGTCATCCTCGCCAGTTAGCGAGGATTTGAGATAGCGTGACGAATCACCTTCAAACAACTCTAACAGTTGCTTGTGCATTTAAAAAGGAACGTCTTCTTTTATCGGTGCTTTGGTTTGTGTTTTTTCATCTTTAAAATCCACTTTACCAAAAATATCAGATTCCATAGCACTCTCATAAAAACTTTTCGTAAGTTTTAAAATACCAGAATGCTCTGGTTTATCTAAATAAGAATCAAAAGCCACAGACCATCCTGGCCAGTTGCCTTTTGAGTTAGATTCTTGAACAGTTCCTAATCTGTATACTGTTGCCCAAGAAGGTGGTGTAAAAAAACCTTTTTTGCCTTCAAGTCTCCTACTTTGCATCATTGAATTCCAAAGTTTAGATTTCTTTTTTTGTGTAGACTTCATTGTAATTAAAGCTTGTTCAATTGGTGTATAATTTTTATCCAATATATAAACAAAGTGATTACCAGTGTCTTCTACATAATTACCATTTTGTAAACGATCTCTTCCATCATCTCCTCTTTGAGTTTGATTTATAATAGAGGCATCTCTATGTATTTGAATAGGTCTGCCTGGACTATCTCCTCGATCTGCCCATTCGTTAAAGGTATTCATATACAAACAAGGCACCACTAAAACACCTTCGTTACCTCTGTATAAAGAGTTTGTTATTTCATTGTATATATCTCCTTGTTTTGCTTTTTCATTATATTTTGCATCACTTGGATTTAACACTGGAGAGTTGCTGCTTAATAGTTTAAGTATTGGCAACTTTGTATCTCTAGCTGTAATATATTCTTGCCCTTGACCGGAAAACTCTTCTAAGCTTACTGATTGAGGCAAGGTTTGTTTTTTATTTGCTACTTGGTTCATTGTTAGTCCTTTCTTGTTATTTTAGTTTTGTTAGCAACATATACCCCAAATAGATCCATTGGCATTTCTTGACCCCCTTGTATTTGTTCTCTTACAAATGCTTTAAGAGTCATTGGTTCCACTTTTTCTTTTTGAGATACATTATGTCCTTTACTTCTTAAATCTTGTACAAGTGATTTAGCCACATTGTCTTCAGATTTTCCAAACGATAAAGTAACATTATTTTTTATTAAATCCCCATATCCTTTACCTCTTAGCCAATTAAAAGCTTCTTCGGTTCTAGATGTAGGAATTTTAGCGGCATAAAAAGGTTTAACTTCAACGGCAGAGCCGTCTGAAAGTTTCAACATACTTATACCAGATTGTTGCATCAAGTTAGGAATAACTTGCTCAGAAAGATTTCGCTCTGTGTCTTCTAGCTTTGCCAGATTTTCTTTACACTTCACAATTTGTTTCTGAGTATCCAATAACTTGTTGCAAGATTGAGCTATATCCGAAGATAAGCCCGTGTCCACTTTGATACTAGCGGATTCTGCTTCTAAGTCCATAAGACCTCCTTTTCATTTTAGAGATTAATTTTTTTTCTTTACATTGTCAAATAAAAAATTTAAGATGTCATCAATCGTGATAAGATATGCAGAAATACACATATAAAACAAAACCTTTTGAACATCAAAGAACAGCTCTTATACAAGGAGCAGAAAAAAAACTGTTTGGATATTTTATGGAAATGGGCACAGGTAAAACAAAAGTCTGTATTGACAACATGACTTATTTGTACCAAACAAAAAAGATAAATTTAGTATTAGTAATTGCTCCAAACTCAGTGTATTTTAATTGGAAAACTGAAATACAAACTCATTGCCCAGAAGACGTTTATGTACATACATATAAAAAAGATAAAAAATTTGAGTTTAAAAAAGACCAATTAAATTTTTTTTTAATTAATGTGGAGGCTTTTTCGCACTCATCAGGAGTTAAAATTGTTAAACAATTAACAGATCAATTTTGTGAAACAATGGCCATAGTCATAGATGAATCTACAACTATAAAGAATAGGTCAGCCAAAAGAACAAAAAATATAATCCAGCTATCCACAAAAGTACCTTACAAAAGAATTTTAACAGGCTCTCCAATTACTAAATCTCCTTTAGACCTTTATAGCCAATGTGGATTTTTATGTCCATCTTTATTAGGATTTACTAATTTTTATGTATTTAGAGCAAGATATTCTATTATGAAAACCATTCAAGTTGGAGGTAACAAAAATTTGATGATACCCTTATACTATACCAATTTAGACGAGTTAGAAAATAAAATAAAAGGGTTTACATACAGAGTAAAAAAAGAAGATTGTTTAGATTTACCTGCAAAAATATATCAAAAAAGGTTGATTAATCTATCTAAACAACAACAAGAAAATTATGATGAATTAAAACAATATGCAAGAACTATTATTGAAGATGAAGAAGCTTCTTATAATAATAAGTTAACAGAAATAATTAAATTACAACAAGTTTGTAATGGTTTTATTACCACAGATGAAGGAGAAATTAAAGAATTAACCAATGCTAAATTAACAGAATTGTTAAATATATTAGAAGAAATAGACGGAAAAGTTATAATTTGGGCAAACTATATTTATAATATAGAACAAATTATTAATACTTTAAAAAAAAAATATGGGGAAAGAAGTACAGTTGCTATATACGGAGCTGTTTCTGTAGAGGCAAGAAACTCTGCTGTAATTAATTTTCAAGAAAATAAAAATGTTAAGTTTTTTGTAGGCAACCCCACTACTGGAGGTTACGGATTAAATTTAACTCAAGCAAATTATGTAGTATATTTTAGTAATTCCTATAATCTTGAGGTAAGACAACAATCTGAAGATAGAGCCCATAGGATAGGTCAAACAAAAAATGTTACTTATATAGATATTGTTGCAAACAAAACAATAGATGAATTTATTTTAAAAGTTTTAAATAACAAATTAAAAATTAGTGCTCAAACACTTGGTGAAGAAGTTTCCCAGTTTTTATGAAACTCATACACTTTTGTAAACCATTTATCTTGATATTCTTTTAAAAGATCATCGCTAATTACAAACTTTTGAAACAACAAATCTTTTGTACAGACAAAAACAACACCTTGATATATGTTTTCAAAACATAATTTATGAGCCAAAGAATAAGCAGCAAGTTGATAATAATAATCTTCAATCCACTCTTCTCTTTTAGGTTTATTAGATTGTTTAAAATCCATAATACTTGGTTTACCATCATACACACCAATTAAATCTGCAGTGCCTGCCCATTGTGTGTCAAAATGTAAGTTTATTTCAGTGCCCCATACCTCTGATAGTTTTCCTAAATTTTCTACTATAGTATGCGCCATCATTCTTGGTAAGATACCTTGTTGAGATAAATTTAAATACCCTTTACCTTGGCAATACTGTTCAAGAATGTAATGCATTTCAGTGCCACGAGTTGCAGCTTGAGTCGTGATTCGTGCGGCTTCTTGATATCCGACACGTTCTCTCCACCGATCTAACCCTGCTTTTTTTTCTTCGCTCTGGGTTTCTCTAAGTATTGTGGTAACAGAAGGGACTTTGGATTGTCCAATATTATATGTTCTGGGGCCTTCGTTGTCGTTTTTTGTATAGTCGGTGTAATTGTGTCTTTTAACAATTTTAAACGCATTGATTTTAAATTCGGAGTCATTTCTCTGTATTTTCATCGTTATATAAATTATCAAAAGTTGTTTCCCAATCCATGTAACTATCATCTTTTTCCGCTGAATGTAACCATTGTGATGGAATAAAATCTGGAGCGCCTTTTCCAGTCACCCACATTGCTGGACTGGTAACTCTGACTCTGTTATTAGGTAATGCAACAATAGCGCCTTTGTACTTACCATCAGTGAGTTCAAGAATGTGAGACTGTTTGTGTTGTGCCGGATCATCAGCTATTTCTGTACCAGTATAATCCACAGTCATATAATATTTACCTTTGTAAAATTCACCATCCACTTTACACAACCACGGACTAGAACTTGTTCTGTCTAATGCCATGACTTCGAAGTTTCGGGAACTACAGTCCCAAGGTTGCGCAAAGTGGGTAGGTAGGGGAGGGGGCATTTCTTCTAAGGGCTCATCTGCGATTAGTGCAGTTATTGGAATTCTTGCCCACATGGCCCCACCATGTGGGTTTTCTAGTCTATTCTCTTCGTCTTCACATCCAGTAAATATTACTTGAAAACTTAAACACCGGTCAGGTATAGAAGTAACGGCCACAGCTAAACCATGTAAATATTCTCCGTGATACTTGCGATGGTTATGTGTAAACTCTTTTCTTACCCAACATTTAAAATAAGGTATGTTACTAATTAAATGTGACACACCCTAATATTAATTACTAGGAATGCAAAATCAAGTTATTTTTTTTTCTTTGTAAACAAAGCAGGGCCAGGTGGTGTTTTCTTACCAGTCTTTTTTCCAAGAGTATATCCCATAGTTTTAGCCGCTAATCTTAAATCACTTAAACTAAGACGACCTCCTTCTTCTCTTGCTCTTGCTGTTTGCATAGCTTTCTTCATTATGGCGCCTTTTGAATAGCCTTTTGCCATTTTACCACCTTTGGCTTTCATCATTTTTGTTCCACCTTTAGCATAGCCTTTAGCCATCTTGCCTTTTTTAGCTTTCATCATTTTAGTGCCACCTTTAGAGTAGCCTTTTGATTTCATCATAATTTTATCCTTGTATTAATTAATAGTGCTTATAGTATATTAGGTTTATGGTAGAAGTAAATCCAGTTCAATTATATAATAATGTTGTTGAAGAACAACTTTGTTTAAAATTAATTAAAATCGTAAACTTACTGGCCACAAAAAAATTAGGATTGGGGCAAAAAGATTTTAAAAACAAAAAACAAAGAAATGTCTATGGATATTCATTAAACTTACAAAATGAAAACGATTTAAAAATTGTTAATTTAGTATCCACACAAATCTATCAATGTCTTCTTGATTATAAAAAAAAATTTGCAGAATTAGTATTGAATGATGTAAGTCAAGTAGATTTACTTAAATATGAAAAGGGAGGTCATTATGTCAAACATATTGACCAAGATCATGCAATGAATAGAATTTTATCGTTTATCATAAATTTAAACGAAGGCTATGAAGGAGGAGAAGTTTGTTTTTATAACCCACAAACAAGCAAACCTTTGCGACCGATTCCTTTAGAAGTAGGAGATATTTTGTTTTTTCCTAGTAATTTTTTATATCCTCATGCGATTCTACCTATAAAACATAGAACACGTTTTTCTATTGTAGGATGGCTAAATTAGCGGTGACCTAAGAGTCATCTGACCCTTTAGATGGCTCTCCTGAAGGCTCTGAGGGCTTCGTTTTTTTGTCATAAATACGATGATAAAGCCATTTTAAGTTAGATTTGATAAAAGTTCTAAATGCTTTTTTTATATAATATTTTGCGATACGAATAGGAATTAATAGAGGTGTAGTCAACACATCAAACAAAAGTAAAATCATATCTACACTAAAATCAATTACATTGTCCGCATCAGAAAAGCGTTGTTTTAAATCCTTTACAAATTTCATGACAATAAATTAGTTAAATCAATATATGCAGATACATCAATAATTATCTCTACTATATGTAAAGATATTTCTATTAACAATAAGGCTATTATAATTTTATAATTCATGTTGCAAAATAATAATGATAAATGTTAAATGCAAGGCCTCCTACAATAATTACACCTAACAAAGTAAAGGTACCAACACTTATTGCTTTAATTAATTGTCTTCTTTCACGTTCTGCTTTTAATTTAGCTTCTCTTCTTTTTTTTCGTACTTCTACTCTGATAGCTTGAAACTGTTGCCACATGTTGTAATTACCATGCAACATAATCATTTCTCTTAATGCGTTCTCCATATCATCAACTTGTTTTTTTGCTAGAAAGGTATCTAAAGCTTCCTCACTGGCGCTCGTGAAGCGTGATGCTTTTTTCTTCATATGGGATTCATGCACACCATCAATGCCATTACAAAATTTAAGTAAATCTTTGTACATGTGATTTAAGTCCTTGCCTATGGCAATTCCTTTTTTCACTGTCTCAAATGACGCTATGGCTAGAGTTAATGGATCCATGTGTCCATTTTACAACGAATTAGAGAGAGAATAAACCTACTAGGGTCAAGATTATTGTCATCATGCCTCCGAGCATCCAAAACAACAATTTATCTACTTTACTTCCAATCTTATCAATGTCCTTATGCATGTGAGCTAGGTGATTATCTTTTATAGTTCTAATTTCACGTTTGCATCCTTCGATGTGTCCGTACAATGCAACTATATGTTCTTTAGTTGTTTTAGGTTCTGCCATTTTGACCTCTTTGTGCAATAAGTTGTCCAAGATTATCCCCTTCAAATAAACCGGCATATTTTGCGGCTTTTTGTTCTGGCGGTAAACTTGCGATCCCCATACCTTCAGTAGGAGCCGGCATAGAAGAACTTGCCATTACTGGTTGTTGAACCACTGGTTCTTGAGCCGTGGGTGGTGGCGTTTGTTCTGCAAATATATTTACATCTGGCGAAGTCAGAGATTCTATTTTAGTTTGGGGTTTTACAACTATTTCAGGAACTTTTAGAGGAACAGTATCTAAATCTTTCATGCTCTCAAATTCATCCTCTGGATCAATCTCATAATCTACTTTAAAAGGTAGACCTAAAGAAATATTCATAGCTTTTTTAAATGCCTCTGACCTAACAGGTTTACCCGCCGCCTCTAAATATATATCAAGTAATTTTGGATTAGTCATCATATCTGCCATTCTTTCATCCATAGCCAGTCCAGCATATTTTAAGATTGATGTAAAAACTTTACCTTCACGACTTAAAGGCCTAAATAGTATACCCCTTGCCATATCAATAGCATATTGAGGAATTTCTGCCGCGGTTGTGCTTTTAGGAGCGCCCTTTTGTATACGAGATCGAGTCATTATCTGTGAGGCTTTTCTTACTTTTTCTAAATTTTTTAAATATTTTCTTCCCTCTTTATCATTAAAAATATATTTTAAGGTTTCTCCAAATCCATCGTCTTTATCTAAAAATTTATTTAAATCAGCAACACCTTTAACAGTCATATTACCTCTTTCGTCAATTAAAGTTTTATAAACTTGTTGCACAACTTTATTTTTTAGTTCGGCTTTTACCTCTGGAGAGTCTTGCAAAATTGACATGACCTTACTTGCTTGAGTTGGATTATTTTTATCCATCAAATAATCATAAACCTGGGAAGGTTTTTTAGATAAAAGCTGTCCTTTTGTTGACTTTTCAAGATTTTTTAAAACTCTTTCTGATTTAACTTTTTTTAATTGGTTTACTTTTGTTAGATCACCTAATGAATTTATTCTTGCATAATCTGCCTCACCAAAAAATTTTCGTAAGGCATACCCATAACCCTCTTCATCATCCATAAAACTTTTGTGTGCTTTTGGATTTGGTAAACCAGTGTCAGCATTAATTACTTCTCTACGATATTTACTTTCAATAGCATCTCTTACAATATCTAAAGTCTCTGGTCTTCTTTCTAAAACCTGATAAGTCAAGTCAACATTTGTTCTATCTGCTTTTTCTGTTCCCTTTTTAAAAACTTGTTTAAAAACATCTTCATCACCTATTTTAACAGTACCCTCTCCAATTTGAACAACATCCGCTAAACTACCCATAAAATCTTTGTTAAATTTTTCATATTTTTTAGAAAGGTCTATATATTCTTGAAGCCAAGGATCATTATCTCCAAGTTGATTTTTTAGTTCTTTTTTATATGCTTCAATTAGATTGTTTGGATAGCCTTCTATTTTATAAAAATCCCCATCTCTTCGCATTAGTGATGTAATTGTTTTTTTCATTGTATCTAGAGTTCTTACTCCAGAATCCCCTTTACCAATTTTTCTCATAGGATCTTTTAAAAGTTCATTTATTGAGGACTCTGGAACATCATTGGCGATTAATTTATCTTTTAATTCTTTGTAAGCCGTCATAACTGGTCCATTTTCTTCAATTTTAATTTTTCTGGCTTTTCCTAATTCAAACAAATTTGCATATTCGGCAGTTATATTTTGTTTTTCTGTTTTGTATAAATCTTTTACAATTGAACTTATTTCAACACCCGCAGCTTTTGTGTCTCCTGATTTCAAATTTAAAACTTTATTTGTCAAATTTATATCAGTATCTTCCATAGTTTTTATTGCAAGTTTTCTACGAGGGTTTAATCTTTTTTCAACTACGCCTTGAATTAATTTACCAATTTTTTCTTTATGCAAAGGACTGGTTTGCATATAATCTGAAAACCCTAAATTTTTTGCTTGTAACATTAAATATGCTTTGAGGGCTTCTGCTCTTTCTTCGTTAAAAGTATCTAAGCGACCTTGAAAACCATAGTTTTCATTATCTTCAAATCTTTTTTGTTTTCTTAATTGTTTAGGGTCATTTATAGCCTCGCCTAAAGAAAACTTTAAGTTTTGTTTTACTTTTCCTAACTTCAATGTTTCATTCATATCTTTAACTAAATCATTAGCTTCTTCAGTAGACATTTTTTTTTTCTTTATCTCGTTAACAATTTTAGGATCAATTCTATTGCCTTTAACGATATTTTTTATAAGGCCAAAAGTCTTTTCCATACCTAAACCAGAACTTGTAACAATTGCATTTAAGTTATCAAATTTTCCTTGTTTCTTTAAAGCATCCGTCCAATTTTCGTAATCGTTACCTTCGTCATCTTTGTTAATACCATATAATCTGTTGCCTAAATAAACTCTTGTGGCATCTCCAAATGCCGTACCATATCCAGAACCCAAACCTGCGCCCATTAATTCGCCAAATCCCGGACTTATCATGTTAGTTCCTAAACCTGCTAGTGTTCCCAAAAATGCACCAGAACCGCCTGCACGATCATAACCTGTAGCTCCTCCTAAAGCTGCTGCTCCAATTCCAGTTCTACCTAAAACTGCGCCCATAAATGCCCCTACAGCATCAGGAATTAAAACTAAAGCATTTCCTCCTTGTTCTGCAATATCTTCCATACCAAAAGAAGAAGGTGGATCCACTAAAGTTTTCAAACCAGTTTCTGGATTATTAAAAACTAATTCTCCGACTACATCATCCATATAAGTTTTAGTTCCCTTACCATATTTTGCTTCTAAAACTCTATCTACACCATCAATACCATCTTGATCAGTAACACCTAAAGTTTTAGCAAAATTAGCAGAAGCGGCACCTTCATATACATCTGTGCCATAACCATATTTGTCTGCTATTTCTTTAACAGTATATTCTGGACTTAGCTGACTTTGAGTATCTAAAAATTCTGTAGGTGAATACGGAATATTTTCTTTAACTCCTCTTGGTTTACTTATAAAAATATCAAAAAATTCATTAAAAGTTTTTTTAGTTTTTCGTGGCATATCAACAATTCGTTGTTCATCCCCTATTCCCATTTTTTTTTTATAGGGGCTTTGTATTTGTTTATACACAAATTCAGCTAATTGAAAGTCATTCATGTTTTGAATTTCAGGTATATCCTTACTAAAAGTTTCAATATATTTTTGTTGATTTGACAAAGGCCCTGATGGGTCAAACTCAAGATAAAAATCTAAATAATCAGTATTTGGATCATCTATTTTTTCAAGCTCGTATAAATAATTTGTAAGGTTGTGCCTTTTAATACCTTTAAATTTTTCATTGACTTGATAAGCTTGATCTGTATTTTTATAAATGTTATATCGGTTATCGCCTAGTATAGCTCGTCTACCCGCAGAAATGCTTTCTTTTAACGAATCTTTAATTCCTAAACTTTCTAAATTTTTTTGTGTTGCTTTGGTCATAATTTTTTTTATTCAGGGCTAGGGGGTTCAGGGCTAGGGGGTTTAGGGTTTCCTTGGTTTTCAAAAGTTTCTCCTTCATATTTCTTTATATAGAAGGGTTGGGCTTGCTTGTACAATTCAAGACTTTCGTTAAAAAATTGATACTGCTCTGGAAGTGTATCAGTGTTCATAGTTCTTTTAAAACTGTCTACTCCAAATTGTATATCATTCATTATAGACTCAGCTAATTTTTGTCTTAGGTTTGAATCACTTGATACGTTACCAATTGATTGCATAGCCGCTTGTATATCACTAACAGAAAAACGGCCTCCTTCCTCTCTTGCTTTCGCTTTTGCATAAGCCAATTCAATAATCAAAGATTGTAAACCCGCATCTTTATTTGAAAATTCTTCATTAAATGCTGCTATTGTTATTCTGTCACCATTCTCAGATACAAAAGACCCTTGTGGATTCTTTTCCATATTTTTTAGTTGTTCTTTCATTGCATTCATTTCATAAGCATACCTGTTATTATACATACGCCTTGATCTATCGCCTAAACTATTAGCAACAAATTTAAATGTATCTTCAATTGTTTGTGTAACCACTCCTGCCGCTCCTCCCCTAGCACCTTCTTTTATATACCCTAATGCTTTCAAACCTAGTTGGTCTAAACGCGCAACTTTTTCTAATTTTGCAGTTTCTTGAGTTAGTAATTTTCTTTGAGCTTCAGTTTCTTTTAATTCCATGGCAAGTTTATTTCTTAATACAATATTATCTTCACTTGCATTAGGTGCTAATTCATATTTTCTAACGTACTGGGTATCTTCAGCTGCCAAATCTTGGTCAAGAAAAAATTCATTTTTTGTTATTTGATCTCTTTGGTTTGTTTTCTTATTAAGCACATTTACAGTACCCAAAAAATTTTCATGTCTTATCGGATCAAAATCTTCTTTTCGAATTGTATCCACGACAATTTTGCCATCTTTTCGAAGAACAATATCCATAGTGCCTTTTTCTTCAGTTTTAGGTTTTGTCATAGTTGTTGGATCGTATTGATCTTCATAAATTCTAACATTTTTGCCTTTACCATCCTCTGCTTTTGAATCAAATACCCACAATTTTTTTCCTCTATTGTCTTTTGCTTTTGCCGCTTCTAATTCTGCTTCAACTTCCTTAGTTTTTCCGTAAAGAGTAGCAAAATTTCCAACACCTTCTGTAAAACCACTTGTTAAGGTAGCTCCAGGAGTTCCCAAAGATTTTGCTAACATACCTGCAAATATTCCAAATTTTTCACTTTGACTAAATAAACCTGTCTGTTCAGCTTCTTTTTTTTTATTTTCTAAAACTTTAATTCTGTCAATTTTATCTTCTGTTTTTAACTTTTGTATTCTTTGATCTATAAAATTTTGATTTACTGGTGGTTTAATTTGTTCATTTTTTATATTAGAAATACCAGCATTTAAATTTTGTATAACTTCTTTATCTTTTTGTTTCGCCTTACTTTCATCATAGCCTCTTATGACTTCTTTTTTTACATTTTCTTCACTAAATATTTCTTTGTCTATAGCGTTTTGCATTATATTTACATATCCTGGAACTTTAGAAATAGGGTCAACATCTTTTCTTTCAACTTGTTCTCTATAATCTGCCTCTGATTTTAAATTATTTGGATTTGGGCCTCCAGCTAATTGTGTTATGCCTCCTGGAGATCGTTGTCTTGCAATCTCTTTAAAATCTAAAATAGCACCCGTTCTAAACCCTAAAGGTTTATGTGTTTGTAATGCTTTTTGTCTAAATAATTTTCTTGATAATATAGGATCCATATCATTACCCCATAGGTTTTAATAAATTATAGGCGGCATAAGCTCCTAAACCAGTTGAGGCGGCTTGGGCTAATGGATTAACGGCAGGTCCAGTTCCCGCAGTAACTTGAGAAGCGGCTGTTGGTAGAGCCGTCATAATACCTTTTTGAAACTCTATTCTTTGATAAGGTTCATAGGCTCTTGCTACATCTGTTTGTCTTTGTGCGGTTAAGGCTTGTTGCGCTAACTGTTGTTGCGCTCCCCCAGCTTGTAAAGCCGTTTGAGCGTCTTGCACATTCATACCTTGTTGTTGTGCGCCCATTCTAGCCAACTGCTCACCTACAGCTAAACCTGTTTGAGTTTGAAACTTTTGTTGATCTTGTGCGGCACCAAGGGCTTGAGTAAAACCTTGTTGTTGCGCCAAACCAATTTGTTGTAAACGTGCTCTTTCTGCTTCGGCTTGTTGAATACCTTCTCGACCTCCACCAAAAGCATTTGCATCAATAGCTTGAGCAGCTAATTGATTCTGCCCAATCGCGGCTTGTCTGTTTATTTCATCAGTGACATACGATTGATAAGGGTTTAAAAAACTTGTAATGTCCGGTAATTGAGCCGCTCCAGTTTGAGCCCCTAACACAGAACCAATGCCAGAAGTAAGAGTTGGTTGACCCACTCCTATTTGACCCGCTTGAGTAAAAGCTTGTTGTTGTAAAGGAGAAGGACCTGCAACTTGATAAGCTGGAACTTCAACAGGTGTTCTGGATAACGCTAAAGCCTCATCGTATAAAGATAATTTTCTGGACTCAATATCTGGAGCTTCTCTTGAAATTGTGGTTTGTGTTCCAGTTGATGAACTTGGAGCCGGGGCAGGAGCAGGGCCTCCGCCGCCACCACCACCAAAATATCCTTTAAGACCAGTTTTTTTATTGACTTTACCAGTACCTCCAACAGATTTAAGTAAACTTATTTCATAAGCATTGACATGAGCTAATTCTCTATCTTCTTCTTCACCTTGATCACCGATGTCTCTATACAAAGCATCATACAATGCAATCTTTAATTTTATTGGGAGTAATTTAAGTAGCCATTTCATAAAAATATCCAGTTAGTTTAAAATTTAAATCATTATCGTGTATCACTTTTTCCCATCCTTTTCTTCCTAATAGTTCTAAGTGAGAACAGTTTTTTTGTTTTGCTAAATCAATAAAAAAATCTTGTATCTCTTTAACATGTTTTATAACTTTACTGCCTCCACAAATCAATATTAACAAACATTCCGTTGCTGGATAATACAAATGCTGTGTTACATAAACTGCTTTAATATTATCCTCTTCTTTTATCAAAAACATTTCCATACTACCTTGTTTCACACATGTGTTTACTGTTTTTGCAGTATGTCTGCCGTTTGATAATTTTACTGTCTCCTCTATCCAATCTTCCACAAAAGGCCAATAAGTATTGACAAACTGTGGATCTACTTTTTTTATCTTCATTAAGTAACTAAATCATAAATTCTTTTTAATTTTGCTTGTTGATCATAAAAAAAAGCAGCACCTTTTTTTCTCATATCTTTAAAATCTTCTGGATTTGCCCCTGCCATGATCCCTGCACCGAGGATCGCGTCTGCTCTAGAAACAAACTCGCCATCTGCTAATTGAGCCAACATTGTATCCTCATCTTTATCTCCATTACCTGTACCATCTTCAACATATCCTTCTGCTCTTACATAATTATTTCCGTCTTTTTCATCATGATCTAGTTTACTGGGTAAATAATTTACACCTCCTTCTTTAAAACGAGGAATCGTAACGATGCCTCCTTCTTTTGCCGCCATCATACTTGGTGAACTATAAATATCATCATCTTCTTTTTCAGCATAAGGATCGTCAGCAAACCCTCCAGTATCTGTATCGTCATACTCCGCTCTTTCTCCAAGTCCTTTTACGGCTGCTTGTTGAGCTATTAAAGCATTTTCATAATCTGCGTCAGAATATCCTTGAGGAACGGCTGCTTGTTGAGCATTAGGTTGACTCAAAGCACTTACTCCAGCTGCACCTATTCCAAGAGCCATGCCCTTATTGTCTTTAATAATTTGAGGAATGTTTTCAGTAATACCACTAAACATTCCAGGGTCTACTGGGTTCACTGGGCTTACTTGTGGGGAAGATACTACCGGTCTTGAAATTAACTTTCCCCCTTCAACTAGATACTGCCCACCTAAACCTGCACCTCCTTGAGCAATTGGTAAAGTCGCACCGGCGGATGGGGCTAAAATTGCACCTCCTGTGCCACCAATAGCACCACCAGCTCCAGCGGCTGAAGGAAACAATCCACCCGCACCAGCTGCAAGATTACCCGTAGTTCCCGCCGTAGTTGCCCCAGCTATGAAAGGATTTGTTGCTGCTTGAATTGCCGCCAGTTCCGTGGCAGCCGTTGTACCACCGGCTAATGCACTGTTTGATGCTGTGGTCCCAACCAAAGTACCCCCTGCGGTAGCAGTTCCACCTGCTAATAATGCAGAAATACCCGCACCACCTGCGAAACCAAGTAGACCATATTTAATAGCATTTCGTGTAGATGAACCCGTTAGTTTTGCAATACCAAAAGCACCAATACCAATTGCCGCACCAATAAGAAAGGGATTATATTGTTTTAGCCCAGTGCGATGATGTAAAGTTCCTGCACCTCCGATGCTTTTTAAAAAACTTTGTTCATAAGAAGATAAGAAAGCAAGTTCTGTGTCCCCACAGATACCATAACTTGAAATGTCCCTATATAATTTTTTGTAAATCCAATTTTTAATTGGTTTGGGAATGAGTTTAAGAACCCATTTGAACATATGTTTCTCCTTAGTAATTACTAAAGTATATTCTACCCTTGATCCGTGGTGTTTTCAACCTCTAGGTTGGTCATTTCGTCATATAGTCTTCCTTTGTATTGATAGTCACCCACATGTGTTATGTAACTCATGATGTAACAATATAGTTTACCTCCTATATCAGACCATAATTTACAAAATGCAAAGTCCTCTCCAAGGTATCTTTTAGTCTTCGGATCATAGTAAGTATCAAAGTAATTATAAAAATGTGGCCTATCCATATATTTACCATCTATAGTAGTTTTTTGCACAATTTCTCTATTTGGGTAGGCTTTCTTTAATTTATCAAACACTTCTCTTTTAATCATCATACACCCTGTTGGACAATGTGTTGCTTCAATAACACCTTTATGTATTTTAATATCCTTGTTGTCATCTTTTATTAGAAGTGGGTATTGCAACATATGATGTTCGCATTGTTCGGGTTCACTTATAAAACCCCCTTTTATCTTCATCATTAATGTATCCCATTGTGCAGTCTTCATTGGGTAAGGTATTGAAATTATTTCTTTATCTAACTCTAATAATCTAAAAATACATTCTGGGTCAAAAGCAATGTCCGAATCTACAAATAACATATGTGTGCAATCTGTATTTAAAAAATAACTTACACAAAGATTTCTACCCTGAGTAACTAAACTAGATTTCATTAGTTGAAATGTAATTTTAATATTTCTTTTTATACATTCTTTTTGTAACTCCAACATTGTTTGTGTGTAATGCATAGATACATTACTATGCACAGGAGTACCAACAAACAATCGTATAGGTTTTATAGGCTTGTTCATCCATATAGGTTGATTATTTTGCATCATACACTCCATGTAAAAAATTTGTCCATTCGAGTTTTTTCTTTTCCCAAGAGTAATATCTTTTCACATATTTTTGTTGCTCTACTAAATGTTGATTGATTACTGGTTCGTGAAGCGTGTCTCGGCATATTTTAATCCCTTCCGCAAATTGATGAGCCAAATTTTTTAAATTAGTTTCATAGTTTACATAAACAGGGAACTCGGCTCCTGTTTCGTATAGCGCACCATAATTAGTTACAATACAATATAAACCCGCTGCCATACATTCAAGTAATGAAATGCACGATGTTTCTTCCCAAATACTTGGATAAGCAAACATATGATAATAGGGTAGTTTCTTTAATATAAAATCATTAGGACGATACCCTATGTAATTTACATTTTTTAACTCATCAGCTTGTTGATACAAATCAATGTATTGACTATCGTTATTTTTTTTAAAGTCATCTCCATAAATTTCACAACTACTATAAACATCTAATTCTATGTTTTCTTTTTCTAACAACTGCATAGTTGCTAATAATACATTTAAACCTCGCCAAGGTGTAGGGTGAAAAATCATTCGTAAAGTGTCACCCTTTTTATGATATTTTTTTACTGCCGGAAAAGAAGTTACTCCGTTTTTAATGACATGACATTTATGTGTAGGGACATTAAACATGTATCTATATTTTTCGTAATTCCAATGTGAATTGAAAACATACCAATCATACTTTTTGTGATTGTCAGGTATAGAAAACCAAGGTTCAATGTTCGGTTGGTTGGGTGCATTCTTTTGCCATAAAATATTTATCTTATCTTTGGCAAGTGGTATTTTTTCAGGTACAGATGTACAAATCTGAAACTTGTCTAAAAGTTTTTGATCTACATTTTTTGTTAAAAAGTTTTCTTGTAACTCAGTGCCACCACTAGGTTTCATTTGATATCTCAAACATTGGAGCAATAACTAAAACATCTCTTTTAATATGTCTTTCTTCAGTACTCGTGTCTGAGTTTTTAATATCTTCTTGGCACTCTTCTTCATCTTTGTAAACATGCCCTGTGACCATATTTGTAATTGTTGTTTTAGTTTCGCATTTAATTACTTTCACTAACCATTCTCCTGTGACCTGTCTAATAATGCATATGAAATTATACCTTGTATTTCATCTGCAGTAGAACACGTCATTTTAATACTATCTCCTTCTTCTAAAACTAACACATTTGTAATAATATCCAAAGTACTATTTGCAGGAATGCTTTGATTTCCTATTCTAAAAACAGCGTTAGATGCAGAGGTATCCACTATTTGAGTCACTAAAGATAAAGCACTATTATTTCCATTTGAGGCTTGTATTTGTTTTACTAACAATCTACCAGTTGTAGGTGCGGTCAATACTGTTGTAGAATCAGTAGTTGATAAATTAAAACCTTGATTTTTGTATTGCACAGTCATGATAAAAACCAATTAAATATATCGCCTTGGTCTTTAATGTCTTTTTGAAAAGTAGTATTCAATTGATTTATTAATGTGTTTAACACTAAATTTGTTTGTCTTTGGTTTTCAACTAAATAGTCTTGGTTGGGTTCTGGCAATAAAACATTTATTTTTGACATTATCTTCTTCCATCTGGTCTTACGTCTGCCCTAAAAGAGTCAAATCTCCAGTTTTGTTCTGTACCTGTGTTTTCTATTTTTACAGAAGCAAATCTAGATCGTACTCTTGTGTCAATCTTTTTTGTACTTGAAGTAATTGTAAAAGGACTGAGTATAGAATTTTTATCAGCATCTGCAGGAAAATCTTTTAATTGCATTGTAACCTGTGCATTACCTTGAAGCACTTTGAAATCAGGTACAAATCTTTTCATACTTAAAAAAATATCATTGTCGTTCTCTTTGCCCCCTAAATTAAAATCACCAGACTCTATAAAGGCAGGTATACTTGTTCTATCGCCTGTAACATTTACTTGATCTACACCACTTTCATGAGCATACAAGGTTGTTGCCCCTGATGCAGTAGCTCCATTTATTGTTGGAAAAGAAGGTGTTGCAGTTTCTCCAAACTCAGTAGCATAAGGGTTGTCATAAACTGTTTTGTCATAATATGTAGTTCTTGCTAAAGAACTGGTTGTCCAACAGTTTTCTCTATAGTTGTACGTCACACATCTATCAATTTGTGTTTGTCCTGCTTTTGGATAAAACCAATTAATTTCTGTAAACAAAGAATTGTATCCCGCATATACGATATCTCCAGAACCATAATTAATACCCAAGTCATCTTCATCAACATTTGTAAAAACAAAATCCTCCACACTACAAGGTATTTTTTTTACAGTACCATCAAAAGCAAAGAACCCTCCAGCTTTTGCCATCCAGTACACTACACCATCTACATGGACCATACTAAATTTTCCAATAGCCCCACAATTAGCCCCAACTTGTCTAATAGAAAAAGTAAAAGGTGGACCAACAAACTGCATGGTATAAGCTGCATTATCAGTTAGTACAAGAATATAATCTTTTGATTTAACCGCACCCACTATTCGTGTACCTGAATCAAGTTGAAAAGTACCTGCCGTATTTGTAGAGGTAGGAACATAAGTGGCTCTATCCTCTTGATCGGAAAAACGAATAAACATTTTATTTTGTGAAGAGGCTGTACCAATGGTTGTTTCTGTACCAAGGTGTATGAGATGCCTATCTCTATCTGAAACAATTGTCATGACCGATGCAGTTGGGTTGCCAGTTGAAACTGTCGCTCTTGTTGTCAACCCATCGTTAGGATCCCATTCAAATGTTTTACCATTTTTTACTGTACCTATTAAGACAGCACCATAATTATCAAGGCTCCAAGCTCCAGGTTCAAGAGTAAAAGAGGTTGCACTTCGTGCGGTTCCCCATGTTGTATCACCCCATGTAGACGCTCCCCACCCATACCCAACAAACTCAGTTGTTCCACCTGCCGATACATATGCAGTAAAAGATCCAGAACCCGCTGCACTTAATCCAGACCCAGTTTCATTTACAGCCATAGTAACTTTAAATTGATTGGCGTTTACTACCTCTGTTACTTCAAATGTATTGGTTGTAAAATCACTTGCCGTTAAACTTGTTCCAGAACCAGGCATTGTTACACTCGAAAATATAATTAAATCGCCCTCTACAACAGTATGAGAAGTTTTATTAACAGCAACCACAGCCGAACCATTTGTGGATGTAAAAGTAGCTCCTGTTTCTGTAGTTTCTAAGGGTGAGATATCATAAAAGGCACCATCGTAATATACAAATAAACCTTTGTTAGTTCCCAAAGCAATATATCTATTACTGTTTACGTCAGTCCAAATATGTATTTCTCTTGCAACTCCTGGCAATGTCTTGCCAATATTATCTGCCCACCCTCCTATTTTTTCAGGTAAGCCATATCTAAATCTTACAAAGTCTCCATCTACCCAAGAATAATCTGCAGATGCTTTTGTAACTTGTTTATTAAAACCAGGGCGAAAGGGTATATTTATTAAAGCCATTAGAAGTCCAACCAACCTGTGGTGGCGTCTCCTGTATAAACTAAATTAGCACCCGTGCCAGCAACATTTAAAGTTACATCAGAAGAGGCATTTCTTATATTAGAGCCATTTCTCGCAATAATTAAATTACCATTGTTAAAATTATACCCTTTATCAACAATCTGAACTGTGTCTCCTGCAGCTGGTGACGCAGGTAACGTAACTGTAAAACCTGAAGAAGAGGTGTCTGCTAAAATTAACGCACCGCTTTGAACTGTTTCCGATGCAGTAATGGATCGCCAGTTAGCTGTTTCATGGTCTTTAATTATATCAGTAGCATTAGAATGACAAATGTAATTGTTACCCTCGCACAATAAGAATCCTGTTTGTCCTGTTACTTTAAATGTAAGTGTATTACCAGCATGATCGGTTCCATCTAAAACATTAAAAAACTTTTCAGTGCCAGACGGAAAGTTTACAGTTCGGTTTGCCGCTAAAGTACCTGTGAATTGTAAGGTAATGTTTTTGCCATTTGATATCGCATGTTGGCTCATAGTTAAAGTTACATCACCAGATGCAACATCAATTGCTTGAAACCCTGCAATTGCTTGTTCTACTATTTGTAAGTTAGTATTAGTCTTCGTACCCCATGTACCCGAGTTTGCACCCGTTGCCATTAGTTCTAGTTTTAAATCTGTAGATGTAGTGGATGTCATATAATTCTCCTAATCTAATATAACTTAATTAAGCTGCAACTTCAACTTCTGTCCATGTTTGACTTGTGCCTTTACTTACATCATTCCATATTATTGAGTTTGGTGAACCAACACTAAGTGTCCCGTCAATACCAGTGGGTGAAATTACAGCAGTACCTGTAATAGTTAAACTACCAATACTCATAGCTTGAGATAAACCTGTAACAGCATATACAGCTACTGCGTCAACTGTACCCAGACTCATAGATGCAGCTACACCTGTTGCTTCTGCAACATTTAATAATTCTACAGTACCTACTGAAAATCCTAATTGTCCTGCAGTTGTAACATCTACAGGTGTAACTAATTGTGCACTTACTGTCCCTAATGCTGTGGTTAAAGGTAAACTCGTTGCAGTAATTACTGGATCACCAACACCTACTGATGAAAAAGCAGATTGTCCAAAGGCAACTGTTCCGAAAAACATAAGCTACCCCTTAACTGCTAGGCTTAGTAGGAAAGTTTTTATACGAACCATCAGTATCTCTTTCTAATTTAGTTCGTGTTTTCTCAACAGTATCTAATCCACTTGTAATATCTCTTAATTCTTGTCTGTAAGTTTTCATATCATCACTCATAGTCACATCTGACATACCATAGAAGTCTGTTTCTTGTAACATACCTAATCTTATACTTCTTATAAATTCTAAGTTTCTGTCTTTTTCTCCATCAGACCATGCCTTTTCTTCTGCTTCTCTTGCAGTCGTTTCAGCATCTGTCATAGCTACTTTTTCTCCATTA